ACCTGCAACAACCAACGCATATACGTCATCTATATTGTAATCGGTGCCCTCACGAGAAATGGCTGTCTGAAGCTGATTGTAGAAGGTGCGCGTGTCAACGTCCCAGCCAGCACCAGATACTGCATAGTTCTTTACCGTCCAGCCGAAGTAGTCTTGCAACGCATATGCCCACGAATTGCTTCTATCACTTGTGTCGGCGTATGAGTCTCCAAAGCAGAGTAGTACCTCCTTTTTCTTTGTCTTTGAGGTAAAGTCATACACCGCCTTGCTGGTTGGAATCAGAGTTGCGTTGTCAACCACGGTTGGCGTCGTGTCCAGATACGCACCGCCCTTTAGCTTTGCAATCACTTGGTTGACATTAGTTGCAACGTCCCTAATGGCATCTGCGTTTTCTCCTTCAGCAAGAGTCGCCCTCGACTTCTCTGTGGCGATTGCATCCGCGTTGGCCTTCTCCGCAGCCTTCGCCCTCGTAACCTCGTCCGAGATTGCCGTTGTGTTCGAGTCGGCCGTTGACTGAGCTGTTGCCGCCTTGTCCTTAGCCTGGTTTGCCGCTTCGGTCACGACAACGAGGTTGTTCGAGAACTCGTGCAGCTGCGTGTCAACCTTTGTGATTGCGCCGTTGTACTGGTCTCGCAGGTTAGGCTTGTCGTTGTCGGCGTAAAGGTCGAGATTGTAGTTCGGCGTGTATTCTGTTGCCATATGCTACTCCTTACTGAGCCTTCTTGTAATAGACGATGCCGCCTGCTGTAACCTTTGCTCCATTGAGCGCTGCAACAGTGAGGCTTGGATCGCTTGTAGCTGGCGTAATCTTGCTATTGATGCTAGAAATGCTGGAATTGATGCCAGAAACATTGGAGTTGACAGTAGAAACGCTTGACTTGAGATTGGTAACGTCAGATTGTACTGTACCAAGCGTTGAGTTGACAGTAGAAACGCTGGACTTGAGATTGGCAACGTCCGACTTCACTGCATCCAGATTGGGGGTACTCGTAATTCTGTCGCTTAGCTCCTTGAGCTTCTTGTCGATAGCTTCCATTGCTGCGTTGTAGACTCCGATGAGGTCTGGTGTTCCTTCTGCCGTGAATTCCGGAAGAGAATAGTTTGTAGTTGCCATAGTGCCTTCTTTCGATAGAATTTAGGCCCTGAACTCCTCAGGGATATAGACGGTTCCGGTATCTGCATCCACCTTTGCCGTATTGAGCTTGAATACGCTGAACGCTGAATCATCTTTGCTTGCAGCGATATTCTCGAAATAGTCCGGAATGTCGAACTTCTGGACAAGCCAATAGCTCATCACGGCAAGGCCACGTACATTGAGGCCGCAGTCGGCCAAATCCTTGACAGTCATATCAAGCGAATTAAGCGTCTTCACAGTGATTGCATGCACAGTCAAATCATTGAACATGTCACGCTGTGCTTCTGTGGTTGACGTGAGCTTGCCATGCTGTACGTTCCACGACTCTGTACCAATCGAAAGCTCGTAAATCTCCTTGCGGAGATTGGCTACAGTCTCGCGCACTTCCTGCTGATACGCCCTGAACTCGTCCGGAGTGATTGCCTGAATCTCGTCGATTGTCTCAGCGAGATAGGTTCCATAATCCGCAAGCTTCTTCAGCTCCTTGCACAGCTCCTTTATGCGCTGCTCAGAGCTGTACACATCCCAGTAGAATGACGGCAGCGCTGGCGTCGTGGACATGAACTCGGAGTAGGGACTAAGTCTTGTTCCACCATTGTAGCGTGCGTCATTGCAGCTTGTTGTCATCGTCATCACTTCCCGCGAACGTGGAGAAGTACTTGAACAGCCTTGTGTCGGCGAACTCGGGCCACGCCAGCGAGACGTTCTCAAGGATTGACGCAAGCTCCATCACCACGACGTACCAGCACACGATCTCGGTGGATGGAATCTCGGCCGAGATTCCGCTCACGTGGCCTAGACCGACGCCGAGCAGGTACGCCACGGCAATGAGTACGAGCACCATCACCTTGTGACCGATACCCTCCCGCATCTTTGTCGAGCTTATGTCGTGTCTCACAGCAGCGCCGACGAAACCAACGACAATGTCCGCGAGCATCATGAGACACGCCATGATGATGCTCCATGACTGGGATTCCGTCATTGGCGGCAGAAATAGCTGGTCCAAATGGAACCACCTCCTAGAAGCTGTTTGTGTTCACGGTGAGCAGACACGAGAACAGCGGACTCATGTCGTTCACAATCATCAGGTCAACGTCGTTGTAGTCAGTAAGCCGCTTTGCCGTGTCTATGACGTCTCCCTGCCTGATTCGCTGGAACTCGCGGTCGTTGCCGGAGCTTGCGTAGTCTCCGTTGTCGCCTGATAGCTGCGTCTGTGGGAAGTCCGAGAAGATGTCGCGTCCCTTGTACCACTCCGAGCTGCCGCCATAAAGCTCCGGTGACTCCGACATGAGCCTGTACAGTGGTATGTACTTAGGCATAATCTCCCTCATGCGGCGGATGAACTCGTGCATCCACACACCGGGTGGAACGAGCGAGATTTCGCGGTACCAGTAGTGGTCGACAAGCTTCTCCCTGAGCCGCGTGTCCTGTTCCACGCTGTATGACGGCCACTCCCAGCCGGTGAGCTGCCTGTCGCAGAACCCTGCTTCGACAAGCTCGCATAGCTGTATCGTTACCACTGCGTGGTAGTCAGGCTCCGGCTCGTATGGCTCGATGGTGTCAATCATGGATTATCACCTCGCACTGCTTTTTGCTAATGCTCATACAGTGTCTTGAGACCATATGCCATGGCTGCGTCATGCTCGATGCGGCATCCGCGTGCGTTCTCCCAGCCTTTGCAGAAGTAGGCCGCATGGCACAGGCTCATGTTCTCAAGCGACTTGGCAAGGTAGCACAGCGGAACCTGCACGACGCCGCGCTTCTCCATGGCCTCGTCGCTGTACCACTCGTCGGTGAAGTAGGTGTTCACGACCTCGTAGCCCATCGCCTTGAGGTCTGCTATTGCCTTCTCGCGGGCTGCGACGATTTCCTCATCGGTCTTGCCCGCCATTGGCTGCGACAGCATGGCCTTTTTCCTCATGGCTTCCCCTTCTGCGTCAATCATTGGTTCGCCGCCTTAGCTATGGACTGCATGTTGTGCGCGAGGTTCCAGTTGTCGCTCTCGTTGTCCTGTCTCCAAACGACCTCGATTGGCGCGTCAAGGTACTCGCCGAATCGCGAATTGAGTTCGTCGGCCACCTTGCGTCGCTCCGTGAGGGCGCTTGCCGCGATGAGCGATGCAGGGTTCTCCTGCGCACGAATCTCGTCCTCCGTCTGGCGCTCCTGCTTCATGGTGGAGTTCTTGATTCCTAGCATAGTGTAGACGCGACCCCAGACGTTCTGCTCGTCCACGGCCAGTTCCTCGCCGAGGAACGTGACGCCGGTCTGTAGCGCCTGGTACTCGATTTGTTGGAGGTCGCTGGTGCCTATCACCGCAGGCTCCCCTCCCGCCACCTGCTTGAAGAGGTTCACCATGTCCTGCCTGCGCTCCTGCGGGCCTGTGAGGATGAACGGAATCTGCTGGTGCAGCCTGTTGACGCGCCTGGTGATGCGGATGTGGGCAAGCTCGTTCGCGTACAGCTCGATGCCATCCATGAGCGGGTAGCGCGTCTCGTTGTCGTATGCGACCACGCCCTGCCTTCTGTCGCACATGTAGCGCGTGCCGTTGGTGCCGATTGCGTTCCACCTCACCGCGCGGTCGTACATGTCGGGCTTTCCCAGCGGCGCGCACTGCAACGTGAGGAACGTACCGGGCATGGCCTTCGGGAACGCGATTGACGCCATGCCCTGGTGAACCAGCGTGAGTTCGAGGTAGCGCTCGTCGCATGACGGCGGCAGGTTGAGCCACCTGAACCGGCTCACCGCCATCTTTGTGATGACGTCGATGTAGTAGTGGTAGAGCCTGTTGTTCAGCGATGCGCTCTGCCACAGCTCCATGGAGCCGTTGTGGCAGAACGGCCTTCTCGTGCCGTCATTGCGCTGCTTTCCGCCCCTGCGTCCCATCTGGCACCACTCCCCTTCCGGTCGATTGTATCCGTTCGCGTGCCATGTGTCAACCTCTTATTACTGGTGCGTGACCGTGCCGTCCTGAGAGACGGTGCCTAGTGATAGCGGCACGGAGAGCACCTTCTTGAGCACCGAGTTGGCGTCATCCCTGAGAGCGTCGTATGCGGCGCACTGTGCGTTCATGGTCTGAATCTCGGTTGCCTGTGCCAGCTTGGTGACCTCGTCGTTGTGCGCGTTCTGCACGTGATAGTCGATGAGCGACTGAATCTCCGCATCAGTCATTCCTTGGAACGTCTTGAGCTTCAAAAGGTCATGCACCGACCGCTGGGCCTGTTCTGTCGCGGTTCCGTCTGTGCTGGCTGGTGCCTGCATGGTGGTATCGTCAGTTGTCATAGATTCCTACCTTTCCGATGTCGTTGGGATTGCGCCACACCGTGACGCCGTTCCTGAAGATTCTCCTGATGGTCGCGCCTATCTCGGCACTCGCGACGTTCCTCACGTCAACCCATATGTCCTCCGCCTTCCAGTAGGTGAAGTGCCGCATCAGGTTCAGGCCGCTGCCCTCCACGTCCCATACCTGTTCAAGCGCGTAGCCGTATCGTGCGAACTGGGCGGCGGTCTGCGCTATCGCCGATTTGCTCTGCGTGCGGAGCCTTATCTGGATGCCGTTCATGCCGTAGCACATCCTGGTTCCGTCTCCGGAGACCTCGGTCAGCTGCGTGGGCGCTCCCCTCCTTGCGTCGGACATGCCGACCATGCAGTCGTTCTGCGAGGTCTCAAGCGTCTCCTTTGCGTTTAGCACGCCAATCTCGCGCGTCCTGTCGGCGTTCGTGACGGACGTCGCGTGGGTCGCGTCCGCGTCGGCAACCGCCGTGTCGTGTGTGCGACCGGAGTTGCCCACGCTGGCGTTGTATGCGTTCGTCGCGTTAGTCGTTGCCGTGCTGTAGTTGTTGTCACGCTGCGTCCCTAGGGCGGTATTGTTGTTGTCCGTCTGGCTAGTTCTAGACTCGTTCTGTTTTTCCGTGTTCTGCTGCGCTATCTGTATGTGCCTTGAGACGATGTTGTTGTTAGCGTTGACGTTGGCCTTTGTTACGTCATCGGATGCCTGCGCCGTCAGGGATGCGTTTGAAGCTGCCGCCGAAGCGCTGATACCTGCGGTTACGTATCCAGTAACGCCACCAGCAATGGCTCCGATTGCGCCCATGAGCGGGTCACCATGGCCTGCCATCGCGCCGCTGACTGCTCCCTGCATGGCGCTGCCTGACACGTTGGCGTCATTCGTGTTCTTTGTGGTTGCGATGGATGTCTGGTTGTTGGTCTCGGTCGTGGAAATAGACACGACGTTCGTGTCATTTGTGTCCCATCTTGCGGACGTGTTTCCGTTCGTCATTATGTAGGATGATGCGGAATTAGCAACCGCCGTGTTCGCGCTCGCCGCAGCGATGGTGGCGTTGGTGTTGTCACGCGCAGCCGTGGCGAGGTTGTCGGTGTTCGTCCTGGTGGTCTGCGCAAGCACGTTCGCGTTGGTCTGCGCCGTTCCCGCGTCGCGTGTCGAGTTCGAGTGTGCCGTGTCGGCGGACGCCACGCCGTTCGTCCTACCTAGGTTCGCCGAGCGCACCGCGCAATGATAGCTCGTTAGCGCGTGAAGCTGGGCGTTCGTGAATCCCCTTGAGTAGTTGTCCAGCATGTAGCCGGTCTCGGCGTCCATGTACAGCGCGAACGTGGGTATGTCGAAATGGAACGTCAGCCTGTCCCAGTCGCCCCTGGGAACCTCGCGGCTCAGCTCCATGCCGCTCAGGCTCTTCCAGACGTAGGAGTTGGAGCCGCTTCCGCCGACGCCTGTCAGGTACACCCTTGAGTCGAGGACTGGGAATGCCACCGAGACGAGCATTTCCATGCCAAGGCTTCCGGTGGTGCTCTCTATCCTCACCTCGGACGTATGTCCGTTGTCGTCAGAGACCTCTATCCTTGAGTACGGGTACGTGTAGAGCTTTGCGAACGCGCCCTCGTTCTCGTCGAAGCCGAACTTGTCCCTGCTCAGCTCGTATGTTCCTATGCTCTGCCTTTTCCCGCTCACGCGGTAGACGGTGTGCCCGCACAGCCTGTGGGTCGAGCGAACGAGCACCATGTCCTCGGACACGATGAACAGCGCCTTTATCGTCCTAAGGAATGCGGGTGACTGGCTTGCCACGTCGGCGAGGAAGGTCGCGTCAGAAGCAGGGACGGCATACACCTCCAATGAGGTGGGCACCATCCCGTCAGGCTCGTTCTGCTGCGAGACGCACGCCTTCAGATTGGAGTAGTCATAGCCATTGCCCACGTTGTACCCGTTCACCTGCAACTGGTAGCCGTACCAGTCGGAGGTGTCTGAGTACGTGGGATTAGAGTACGTCGCGCCTGGTGCGATGGTGCCGGACGCGCCACCGTCAATCTGCTCCACCCCGGTCGTGCTGGCGAACACGATTAGCTTGCTGCCTGAGCCGACGGGAACGTAAGCCGAGTCTCGCACGACGTCGCTGTCATCGTAGTTCACGTCTGGCGCGAGCAGGTACCTGTTGTTCTCAAGCGGGTTGCTTAGGTAACTGTCCACGTCGGTAGCGTGAACAGGCGCATGCCCGCGTTCCAGCATCATGTACCGAAGCACAGAGCTATTGATGAAGTTAGTCCAAACATCAGGTCGTATGAAGACCGTCGTAGTGTTAGGAGCAGAATACACAGCGTCACCAACAAAGAAGTACCAGCGACGAACGCCGTTCTCCGTCTCATTCTGTATTGGCTCGCCTTCCGAAGTTGCGAATGGAATGTCTACGAAAAGGTAGTTGTATCGGCTGGCAACGTCGTAGGGCAGTGGCAGCTTTATCGAGCCGTCAGGTACGATTCTGGCGTTGCTTTTTAGGGTGATTGTGTACGAGTCCTCTATGGAGTCGAACCAAGCGTCCCTGTCGGCGTCGCTTTCGAACTTCACCGCGTTCTCGTACTCGCTGTCCCACAGCACGTTGACCATGTGGATGCGCGTGTCCGGCGTCCACCGCGTGTAGTCGAACGTGTTGCGCAGCTCGTATGGTGCAACGGTGCCCATGTTTGGAAAGCCTGTGTCTGCAAGGTGAGAGAAGTCCATTGTCACGCTCCAGATTGCAAATGGTGGGCGCACCATTGGCAGATTCCTTGGTGCGCCCACCTGTAGTGACTTACGGCTACGCGCCCTTCTTGGTCACTGTTGCGGTGACGGATGCGGTGCGCGGCGTGGTCGCCCCGCTCGGGTTGACGTAGGTGCTCTTGACGGCAACGTTGATTACGTCGCCATACTGGAGCTTGTTGGACACGTGCAGGACGCCGTACTCGTCCACGCGCGTTGCCGGAGAGTTGACTGGAACGGTGCCAGAGCCGGACTTCCTCGTCACGGTAACGTCGTATGTCGCAGCGTTCGGCGCGACCTCGATTCCATCGACACCGGCCGGCGAAAGGGTTCCGGTGAGCTTCGCGTGGATTGCGGTGCTCTCGCCGAGGTCGGGCGTGGCGTTGTCGATTGTGGCGGTGATTCCGGTCACGGTCTGATTCACCGTGGTGACGCTGGTGGCGGCATCCGTGGTGAACGCGATTGCGGGCACGAACGGAGACACGCTGTAGATTCCCCAGTGGTGCAGGAAGTAGTTGGTGCCGAGCGTCTTGGGGTTGTACATCGAGGTGGTCTCGTACACGGTGTCGTAGCACTGGAAGAAGTCCTCGGTTGTGAGGATGGCGACCACGTTTGGCATGGGGAACTCGTCGACCTCGACGGTGCGGTACTTGATGTCGGCCTTGTCGAGCTGGAACACGGACGCGAGGGTGTTCACGTCGATTGCGGCCTGGGTGTCGGGCGTCAGGAGCAGCACCAGTTCGCTGGGCTTGACGAACACCGGAACGTCCTCGATTGCCTTGCAGTTGTAGATGGTGTTCGGAAAGCGGAGCTTTCCGGCATACGAGCGCACCGCCGTGAGGAACTCCTTCCCGGTGGCCTCGTCGGTAGGCGCCGCGCTGAGGTGGTGCTTGAAGAAGCCCCACTTGTTGTCATAGAAGGCGAGCAGCTGTAGCATGATTCTGTACTCGTCGTACTCGTCTGCGTTCATCGGCGTGTTCATGAACGCGGCCACGAGCTTGTTAAGGCCGTAGCTGTCGGTGAAGGCGGTGCGCAGCTCCTGCTCGTTGATGGTGATGTCGTACCTGTCGCGGCGGTTCTGGGAGTGGTACCAAGTAGCGACGTCTGGACGCGCCATCTTGAACACGTCCTCCGCATCGTCCACGTAGGAGTGGGCACGAATCCACTTCGGAATCATTTCCTGCACGGAGTTGCCGTACATCAGCTTGTTCTTCTTGAACGCCTTCAACGGGTTGGAGAAGGACTGCTGGTTCACGTAGGTGTAACCGATGCGCATGATGAGCGAATCGACGAACTGGTTGTAGTACGCCTTGTTCATGGGGTCGAACAGTGCGTCCATTGTCGCGTCGATTCCGTGCTGCGTCGGGTCTGGAATCCTCTGCTGGAAGTCGTTGGTTCCGTTGAGCCATACCTTAGCGAGGATTGTAGCGTTGTCAGCTGCCATATATGTTGCTCCTGTCTAGTCGTTGATGATGAGGTCGAGGACGCCATCGTCCATGCCATCGTCAGATGCGGAATCGTCCGCGTCAGAGCCGGTGTCATCGATTCTCGACGCGCTCACGATTGCCGCCTGTGCGTCCGCGAGCTGCGAGAGCCTTGTGTCGATGTGTCGCATGTACTGGCGCATCTCCTCCTCGAACCGTTCGTCGTGCTCCGCGTGGTTCGAGACGATTTCCTCCGTGCTGTCACTGGAGCTTGCGTCGTTTCCCTCGCCCTCTGGAGCGTCGCTGCGTTCCTCGTCTGGGGCCTGCGTCTCGTCCTGCCTGTCGGTGTCTGCCATCCAATCCACCTTTCCTCTGTGTCTGGTTGCTGTCGTTCCAAAGCAAAGCGGCCAGCCGCAATGCTTGTGCACTGCGACTGGCCTGATTGTATACCAGACGGTCATTCGATGCAATCGGCTGAAACGACGGGTTGGGTTCGCGCGGCGTGCGCTGCACTCAAGCAGAACCATCCGCACAGCCGCTACTCGCGTCATGCAAGGTGCCATCCGGTGCGTCTCAGATTGTACCATCCTCGGTCTGGTTGTCAATCCGGGCTTCCAGAATCCACGCCCTGTCGCGCCCACTCCACAGGTCGCCGAATGCGTCCTGCTCTGAGAATCCGTGGGTCATCAGCCATAGCTTGGCTTCCGCATCGTCGGAGAACACGCCCAGCAGGTTCCCCATACGGTCGTTGGGCAGCTCGCGCCCACCATCGTGCATCGCTACATAGGCATACTCAATCATGTCTTTGCTCCAATCATCTGATGCCGAACATGGCGAGAACGTCCCCGAACTCCATTTCCAGCAGCTCGTCCTCGTACCTTATGAGACCATAGTAGTACATATCCGCGACGTAGCGCATGGTCGCGCTGAGGTTGTGCGCTGCGACGTAGTTTATCGAAGTATCGTTCCTCGTCAATGAGAAGATGGGCTTCCCGGTGTTGTTTGGCACCTTCCTCGTTACGTGGTAGTATCCGTTGCTCTCGTCCAGCCATATGCCGTACAGTCTCCCGTTGCAGGCTATGCCGAACGAGAACGTGGCGTTCTTAGGCTTCTTGAGAATGAAGTCCTTGCTTGGATGCAGGAACTTGTTCTCAAGCGCCACCCTTCCGGCTTCCGTGTTCGCGACCATTCGTCCTGCCACTGTTCCCGTGGCCTTCTCGGCGCTGTATTCGCCTGGGTCCACGTAGTGCAACAGGAACGTCTTTCCCTTGTACCACCTGTAGCCGAACGTCAGGTCCGTTCCAACGCCATACGCAGCGAAGTACGGGTTTGCGAGGTCACAGGCATTAGCCAGTAGGTACACCCTTGGCCTGATTGACTTTGTGTCGGCACGCTCGCGCGACACTGTGTCTACGATGTTCGCAAGCGTGCCGAACTCGTTGGTGAGGTACCTGTGGTACCTGTCTGAGCGCTCGATTATGGCCTCGTCGAATATCAGTCTCTTCACGTGGTCGAACGTGCGCTTCTTCATTCGCTGTGCGGAACTCAGCGAGACGAAATACCCAATTAGCTTCCAGTTCGGCTTCTTGCCGTCATCCTTGTCTGCGATGTACGCATAGCGCGCATCGGTCTTGAACATGTAGTCGCTGAACTCGGGCAGTTCCGAGAGCCTGTTGAAGTAGCCGTCAGACACACCGGATAGCTCGTTGTTGTATCTGGTAATCTCGACGAACCTGTAGCCGTCCTTGATAAAGTCTCTAATGCACTGCCTTCTGAGACCGAACGTCTTGCCGATGCCACGTGCGCCAATCACCATGGTAACGTCTGCGTCGTATGAGAGCGTCTTCGCCCAGTCGTAGAACTCAGCCATCTTGCAATCACAACCAGACCGCTACCAGAGACCATGCCATCACGATTACCATGAAGCAGATGCACACTAACGTCATGAAATCTATTCTGTCTGTCATAAAGCTCACGCTCCAAGTGTTATGCCGAAGATTGCCTTAAGTATGCAGATGCCTATGATGAATCCAACTATGTCACAAGCCAGTAGCAGAAGCACGCGTAGCAAAGCTTCAATCGTGTCGCGCGTTCCGGGTCTCATATCTCGCACTCCATAATCGTCTCGATGCCGTCATTTCCCTCGCGCTTGACCCACACTTTCTTTCCGTCCGTCCCGACGAACCTCGTCGCGGTGTCCACGTACCTACCGTACTTGCGCCGAAGATACGACACGCTTGATGCGTTCGTGAACTTCAAAGTCTCGCCGAGCCACCTCCCGGCTGGGTACAGCGCGGGTGACTGGTGCGACGTTACGGGTCGCGTCTCGCCGCGTGCGTCAGTCACGCTTTCGTCGAACACGTCCACCGCCTTCGGCTGGTGCTTCTCCAGTGCGTGCGAGACCGAGGATTCCACGAACACGTTGTATCCTATCGCTTCCTGCAACACGTCCTGCACCGGGTATCCGGCGTCTATGAGAGACGTTATAACGGTCTCGATGTTGGTCTCGCCTATCGGGCGTCGCAGTCCGGCGCACGTGACGTGCGCCCTCTCGCCGTCCCACGATACGCGGCACTTGTTCCAGAGTTCGATGTGCCATGGGTAGTGCTCGCCACGGTTCTCTATGTCGAACGAGCCTATTCCCTTGAGCGAGGACGCCTTGTCTGGCCAGTTCCTGCGAATCCTGCTCATGGTGCTGTCAATCGCCGCCTTTGACGCATCCGCGATTGGTTGCAACGCATGTTCCAGCATGTCATCACTAACGTCATTGTCGCAGGACACCTTCATTGAATCTGTGTCACCACCAAGTACGCGAACGCGATTACCAAGCCCACGTGAAAGCAACTCCATGCTTATCACCATGTGCATTCTTGAGCCGCCAACTATTCGCAGACCGTATGTGTAGAGTACACGCAGACTTCCTGGCTCGTGCTCCTCGTAGTTCTCCGCAGTTACCTTTGTCGTATCGTCTATCACCAGCTCACCACGCTCTACCTTGTATGACGGCCTTCTCACGTCCTGCGCCTGCGTGCCGTAGATGCCATTGAACATGCCCTTGACGGTACCCGTATACCAGCTCTCGAAGAACTGTGGGTCGCATGTGCCGTTTCGCAGCTCGTTGGCGATTCCCTCCGGTATGCCGCTGAGGTTGTACGGATATGGCTCTCCGTACTTATAGTGCTTGGAAATGAACTTTGCCGCACTCTTCATTTCGAAAAGCTCGTTGCTCTGTAGCGTGACGAAATCAGGCGGCGTCCTGAACTTCGCCGTGGCTTCTCCGAAAAGCGCTTCCATGGAATCCCACTCGTACACCTGCCCTAGGCACCAAAGCTCAGTCTCAGATACGTTCATTATGGCGCTGTCGGCCCTGTAGAGCTTGCCGAACGCATAGAATGCGTTGTTTGCCACGTCATGCCAGCCATACTGCCTGATGTAGTTGTCCTGCAAGAGGTTTCGCTCGTCCTCACCGAATCCCTCCTGGTACATTAGCTCCTTCTTGAACTTCGACGCAGGTTCGAGCGCGATTCCCCATTTGTCAAAGCAGGTGCCCTTGCGCAGACGGATGTTGTCGAATCTGATGCGTGCGTGAATGGCAACGTCGAACGGCCTGTCATAGTGCTCTAGTATGTAGTCTAGCGGTGTGTCCAGAATCCTCTCCGCGAATACGTCCATATCGTGATTGGATACAACGACGAAATCCTCTGGCATCTGCCTGCCATTGATGAACGTATGATGCATACTGGTGACGTCAAGGGATACGACGTTCTGAACTACCTCCGAAGCCGTGGCGGCCGCAGTGAACGTGAAGCCACCACGAAAGCAAGCCTTCCTGAGCGCGTATTGGGCAAAAGTTGGAGCGTCCTCCTTCTTGCAATGCTCGATGAACGCCTTGTCCAGCGTGAGTCTCTTCCCATCGCGCTTCCCGACCGTTATGCGGCCAATCTCACGACGTGCCATCTGTCGCACTATTGAAGTCTTGGTTAGAACCCTGTTTCCCAAGTCCTCCTGCTTCATCCACTCGTTGGACCTGAGAAGGTAGCGCAGGTACATTGGTATGACCTGCGTGTCTCGGCCAGCGTAGTGCAGTTCCAACTCGGTGAGCGGCGTGTCTGGCGTCCTGATAACGTCATAGTCCCAGTCGCCCACGGCCTTCGGTAGGCCAGCCGTCTCTCCCATCGCCTTAAGGCCGCGCATTTCAAGATGGTACGTGTCCCAGAACCTGAGAAGCATGCTGTCAGTGTCCCTCTCGAACAGGTCTATAGTGTAAACGTTGGTGCTGCTCTGGGCGTTTACCTTCATGTCGTACATGGAATCCAGCTTCTCCATCAATGGCTGTAGGTCGAACATTAGGTTGTACGCGCAGATGATAGGAACCTTGCCGTCCATGAGGCCAATCTGAATGTAGTCTTGGATTGCTGCAATCATTTCGTCCTCGTGGCGATAGAATCGAATGTCATCGTCGCGTTCAGGCTCGTAGTTCTTCAAATCGACGTCAATCAAACGATTATCAATGAACAGAACTGGAAACGCATAATGTGTGTCACCATCATTGATGTTCGTTGTCTCGGTATCGTATGAGCTTACAATCTCGAACTTCCTGCGCTTTCTCATAGATACCTCGTCGTTTGGCTCACATTGGCGCGACCGGAGACACGTCTGAAACAGCTGCCGCAGTGACAGTCGGCATATAGCGAACTTCTGCGTCGTTGTCTGCGAGTACGTCATAGGCCCATTCCTTTTCGCCGTCGGTATATTTGTCCGGGTTCGCAACTATGTCCTTCGCCTTGGCAACGTCTGCGTTGCGCTGGTCGGACATGACATAGTCGAAGATTTGCTGTAGGTCGGTGGTTCCGGTATCGCCCCTGTAGTGCTCTATGATTGCGTCGAGACGGTGCTCTACTGGCACGTCTGGCCTGTCCCATGCCTTCTGCGTCGCACGGAAGAACACCTTTACCTGCGAGCTTGTGATTCCTGCCATTTCCTCGCCAAGCGTTCTCTCTGGGTTTCGCGCTGGCCCTTGGAACGACTTGCTGCCCGCCATGTTCAACCTCATTGCGAACGAGCGGTTGCGCTTCTTGGTGCCACGCAGGGGAAAGCTGTCTATGATGTTGCGTAGAATGTCGATTCCACGCGCGACCTGCGATTCGTTGCGGATGCGCTTACCGGTCTTGGTGCTGTACATCCTTGTGCTTTCCATCGCTTCCTGCACGCGCGTTATGTCACGCTGAATCTTCTCCCTGTATGTGGAGCTGCTGGCGCTGTCATGCTGCTTCTTCAGTGCGTTAATCCTCCTCTCTGCCATCCTGCGCAAATTACGTACCGTGCCATAATTACGCGACATAGTTGATACCTTTCCTAATGAGAAGGGGATGGGACCTGAATCCCATCCCCTCTGCCAAGTCGGTGAAGCCTTGTGTTAAGCTGGGATGATGGTCTTGAGCGTGTTCCCGTTGGTAAGGTTCTGGGAAATGCACTTGACGTCCACGGTCTTGCCATCGTGAAGGTCGCCACCCCAAAGCGCCGCAATGACCTTGAGGGAGCGCGTCACGCCGTCTGACTGGGAGAAGAGGACCGTTCCATCATCGAGGACGAGGTAGTTGTTGGTGCAGTTGGCACCGCTCTGGGCACGGACGCCGGGAGTGGTGATGACGCCGGCGAGGTGAAGAACCTCGTTCATATGGTCCTTCAAAGGCTCTGAGCCGTTGAGCGCCTTTGCGATTGCGACCTTGCCCTCGGTGGACGTGCGGTCGAGCGTGCAGATGAAGCCCTCGGAAATGTTGAAGTCGTTGGTGACAATCTCGGTGGTCTCGAACATGGTTAGTTCTCCTTTGCTTTCTTGGTTACGTGGTCGGCGTTCTCCATGAACGCTTCCATTGGCATTGAAACTGAATACTCTTCCTTGCTGATGTTCTTCACAAGAACTCGCGTGCGATTCAGCTTCTTCTTGCATGCGTTGGTTGCTCTGACGATGTTGGTGTAGTCACCATATAGCTTTACTTGTTCCTGCTTGGTGTCGTTGTTCTCATCGACGTACAAGCAATCACAAATGGTGATTGGCACAGTTCGGCAGATTCGCGTCATCGCACCCATTCTCTCGTACCTCCCCTCGCGCGTCTGTGG